AACAAAGTGTGGAAGCTGATGAAGTAGTAAAGGATATTATTTCCTATGGTTACGCTGAAATTCCTGAACGTGGCTTATCAGAGGAGGTGTGCCGTTTTTACGATTATGGCATAGGTCGCTATAACGGTCAAATTGTGCATGTAGCAAATTACCGTTATGGCAGCAAACGTAAGCAACACATCCGAACTCCCGATAAGCAGTTCTTTTGGCTTGGAGGTGGCACTGCCCATGTAGAGCTGTTTGGGCAGCATTTGTATCAGAAGCAGCCATATCTCATTATCACTGAAGGAGAAATAGACTGTCTTACAGTTGCTCAGTTAAAGTTAAAGCAGTTTTTGGTAGTTAGCGTGCCTAATGGTGCTGCTAATGCTACCAAAGCTGTTCTTGATAACTATGACTTCATAAGACAGTTTGAATTGATATACCTTTGGTTTGATACCGACAAAGCTGGGCAGCAGGCGGTGGAAAAACTGGTAATGCAGCTTCCACCAGGAAAGGTATATATTATAGACTCTGCACCGTATAAGGACGCTAATGAAGTGTTTCTTGCTTCGGGTGCTAATGCTGTCTTAAATTATATAAAGCAAGCTAGGCTATATCGCCCAGACCACCTAATCAGTGTTGAAGAAATGGACCTAGAGAAGGTTATGAAGACTCCAGAGAATGAAAACTTCAAGGTAGGTTTCAATCACTTCAATAACTTTTATATGGGTCTTCGAAAGCATGAGTTGACTATGATAGGTGCTGGTACAGGAGTAGGCAAGAGCACCTATATGAGACAGCTTGCTTATGACCTTCTAATGCTTAATCCCAGTGTTAAGATAGCATATATAGCCCTTGAAGAAACTGTTACCAAAACCTTGTTAGGCTTTGTTGCTATGGACAATAATGTTGCTCTTGGTGATTTATACTTAAATAGAGAGCTAATACCACCTGAGTCCATGAAAGCAAGCATAGGAAAATTTAAAGAGCGCTTATTGTTCTACGACCATTTTGGCTCTATTGACCCTCTTAATATGTTGCAGAAGATAGAATATCTAGCAAAGGCGGAAGGGATAGACTTTATATGTCTAGACCATTTAACTATCCTTATCAGCGGACTAGAAATTCAGGATGAAAGAAAGGCTATCGACGTATTCCTTACCCGCCTTAGAAGTCTTATAGAGAATACTAATATTGGAGTAATCATGATAAGCCATATCTCGAACAATAGTGCTTATCGGGGTAAAGCCCCTGAAGAGGGTGGTAAAATTTCTATAAAAGACTTCAGAGGGTCGGGGTCCATTGGACAGCTTAGTGACAATGTTATCAGTCTTCAGCGAAACATTGTTGCTAAGCAGCCTGAAGACAGAAGGCGTACTGAAGTGTACGCTCTGAAGAATCGATTATTTGGTGAGAATACAGGATTGATGGGAACGCTAGAGTATATTTCAGGAAAGCTTTATGAAACTGAAGTATATCATGCATAGTAAAGGAGGTGAAACAGTATGTCTAAGCAATCAATGGCTATATTTGATATAGAAACAGACTCATTAGACCCTGCTGTAGTATACATAATTACTGTGTTTGATATGCAATCTGAACAGATAATGATGTTCTTAAACCCTTTAGAAGGCTTGAACAAGTTGAACAGTTATGATATACTTATTGGGCACAATGTAGTCAACTTTGACCTTCCAGTACTAGCAAAGTTATATCAATTCAAGCCTAGAGAAGATGTACAAGTTTGGGATACATTAATCATGTCAAGGTTATTATTTGGAGACTTGTATAACCTTGAGGAACGTTTCTATCCTCAATGGAAACTAAAGCTGCCTCCTAGACTTAGGGGCTCTCATAGCTTAGAAGCATGGGGATTGCGTTTAGGAGAGCTAAAGGATACATGGGGAGAGCAGCGCACGGATTGGGTTATGACATCTGAGAATCAAGAAGAGTTTTTAAACTACACACGACAGGATGTGAGGGTTACAAAAGTCTTGTTTGACTTTCTATACCCACTCATCCAAAATGTTTGGGAGCCTTTCCTGATGGAAACAGAAGTAGCAAAGATTATACAACGACAAATAGCTTATGGCTTTGCTTTTGATATTGAAGCAGCTAAGAAACTTTTGGGAAGCTATTACAAAGAAATGGCTGATATAGAAAAAGAGCTCCAAAAAGCCTTTCCACCTTGGGAGGAGCAGGCTGGAGTGTATAAGAAAGCTAATAAAGCGAAGGGAATTAATGCTGGTGACCCTAAGATGGTTAAAGTTAAGTTTAATCCAGGGTCAAGAAAGCATATAGCCCTCAAGTTGCAAGAGAAATATAGTTGGACACCTCAGAAATTTACAGAATTAGGCAACCCTATCATTGATGAAGAGGTATTGAATTCCCTTGATTATCCTGAAGCAAAACTACTTAGTCGTTATTTAAACCTTCAAAAGTTAGCAGGATTGCTTGCGGAGGGCAATCAGGGAGTGCTGAAACACATCAAAGCAGATGGTAGGGTCCATGGTACCGTTAACACTCTAGGCGCTGTATCTAGACGCATGACACATTCATCTCCTAACGTTGCCCAAATGCCTACAGATTCAGAGTTTCGAAAGCTATTCATTGCTCCCGATGACAACCGTTGCTTGGTTGGGATAGATGCTAGCGGGTTAGAACTGCGTTGTTTAGCTCACTATTTAGCACGCTATGACAATGGTGTGTATGCTCACCAAATTCTGCAGGGAGATATACACACTTATAACCAGCAAGCGGCAGGTTTGAAAACCCGCGCGCAAGCAAAACGTTTTATTTATGCGTTTCTTTATGGCGCTGGTACATCTTTGCTAGCTCAGATAGCAGAAATACCAGAGTCTAAAGGAGCAAAGTTGAAGCAAAAATTTTTAAATAACATTCAAGGTTTACCAGCACTGATAGAGGATGTCCAAAATAAAGCCAAAGGAAGCTTTATTAAGAGTCTAGATGGAGTCCCATTGTTTGTTAGAGACTCTTATAAAGCACTTAACCTACTATTACAGAGTGCGGGTGCCATTGTTATGAAAAGAGCGCTGGTAATCTTAGACAACTCATTGCAGTCTAAAGGACTTATTCCAGGGCAAGATTATGAGTTTGTAGCCAATATTCATGACGAATGGCAGATAGAAGCTAAGAAAGAACTTGCCAATATTATTGCTGAAGAAGGTGTCAAAGCTATCAAAGCTGCAGGAAGATTTTATAACTTTAGATGTCCGTTAGATGGTGAGGCTAAAATAGGTATGAATTGGGCTGAAACCCATTAGAAAGGAGTGAGAGCATGAAGGTTTTACTAATAGATGGGGACATTGTTTTATTTCAAGTAGCTTTCAAGTCTCAGCAAAAGATGTTTGATAAACTAATTGTTGATGATATTATAATTGCTCAAGAACGCATTGATGACTTTATACGTGATTTGGTTCAGCGTACTGAAGCAAGAGAATATTTAGTATGCCTCAGCGGGTTTAATAACTTTCGCAAGCAGTTAAGTTCCACTTATAAACTCAACCGTGCTGATAAAGAAAAGCCTGAGTTGCTTTCAGAGCTTAGAGCATATGTGGAAGCTGAATATCCTTGTTTGTATATAGATAATTTGGAGGCTGATGATGTGATAGGTATATTGGTTTCCAAAAGAGATAAAGAGTATATAATAGCTTCTACAGACAAAGATATGCAACAAATATCCTCTACACACTATAACTGGCGTAAGGATACATTGTTTACTATTACTCCTGAAGAAGCTACACGTTTCTTTTATCAACTGGTGTTACAAGGGGACCCAGGTGATGGTTATTATGGAGTCCCTGGAATAGGAAAGGTAAAAGCTAGGAAACTATTGGATGAAGTAGAGCCTGAACACTATTGGAAAACTGTTGTTGAAACTTATCTGAGTCACGGTCTTACCTATGATGACGCTTTAATGACAGCAAGGCTGGCTTTTATTCTTGATAAGGACCACTATGACTGTAAGACCAAAAGTGTAAAACTTTGGACACCACCAAAAGAAAAGGAGGTAGAACAAGTATGATATTTATTTATTACAGTGATGAAGATTTACAACCCTTATTTAATCCAGGTGATGTAGGTATTGACCTTAGGAGTGCTGAAAATTTTGTTTTAGAACCTGGGGAAATACGCGTTGTACCTACTGGTGTATCATGGGATGTCTCGTTGTCATCAATATATGCTACTATAGTGGGGCGTTCGGGATTGAATTCTAAAGGCTTAATAGTTTTAACAGGAGTTATAGACCCTGATTATACTGGTGAATGGAAGGTTGTTTTATTCAATGCAACAAAATATCCCCAATTAATTGCAAGAGGTGATAGAATAGCTCAAGCATTAATACATTCTGTACCTTCTGAAAATATTAGCTTATATCAGGGACAATCTAAAAGGGTTACGCTAAGAGGAACTAATGGATTTGGTAGCACAGGAATAAACTAAATAAGGAGGATGAAAACATGGATATTGCAAGCTTTTACAGTGATTTGGTATTTAAAAGAACTTATGCAAAGTCCTTTAGGGAAACGTGGGAAGAAGCTGTTAAACGATATGAAGAACACTTTTGGCAGTTTGTTAAACCTGAAGTTGCAAAAGATTATGTTACAGCTATAGCATTGTTTAAAAGCAAAGATATTTTAGGCTCAATGCGTGGGTTAGCTTCAGCAGGCAGGGCGCTTCCATACTATCCAGAAGCTATCTACAATTGTAGTTATCTAATTTTTGATTCATGGGAAGCTTTTGCTGATATGTTTATTTTACTAATGCTAGGAGTAGGTGTAGGCTATAGTGTTGAAAAGGCTAGCATAAAACTTCCTCCTAGACCTACAAAGTTTAGAGAAGGCAATATTACCATTGTTGTTGGGGACTCTAAAGAAGGTTGGCGTGACGCATTTTTATCTTTGCTCTACAATCTTCAAGGTGGAATGATACCTAAATTTGATTATAGTTTGATTAGACCAGCTGGAGCTCCTCTAAAAACATTTGGAGGTACAGCCAGTGGACCTGAGCCTTTACGCTTTCTTTTTGACAAGACAATAGAGTTATTTACCACTAAGCCTGGAAAGCAATGGACACCAAAAGAAATATTTACGCTAGCTAATCTTGTAGCAAATACAGTCATATCAGGAGGCGTCCGCAGGAGTGCTTGTATAGCTTTAGCTGATTATGAGGA